TCCAAATAGAAAGACATAATATCACCTACATAAGCTGCCATTTCCATAAACATCATACCTGGTGATGCTGGAGAAAAGTCATTGTAGGTTGTAGGGAAATAAGTACGAGCGTAGTTAATTAAACTCGCTCTTAACTCGGTAAAATCCTTGTTTATATACTGTATGTTACGTCTTACGGCCATTAGTTGAATGCTATTTGAATTTCGTCTGATATAGCGGTATCTATAACATTGTAAGTTAAGGATACTGTTATAGTATTAGTGTCTGGGTCTTGAAATATATCTAAACTAGCTACAAGTACATTAGGAAAAAAACGAGATAGTTGTGATTGAATATTCTCTTTAAGACCATCTAAATTACCAGTAGTAATTTGTTCAAAAATAAAAGCTCTTAAACCTGAGCCAAATGTAGGGTTAAGATATCTTTCGGGTGGGTTAGTTAGAAAAAAATTTATAAGATTATTTCTTATAGCGTCTTTTGTGGTATAGGTAGAATAAAAAACACCTGGAGCATTAAAAGGAATAGCAACACCAACAGCTGTTCCTGGTTTGGTATCAATTGGAAATATCTTTTGTGCTCCAAATGCCATTACTTACCTCCTTTCATTAATCCCATAATCATATCTAAACCAACATTACCTGCTGGTAAATCACTACCAGGCATAGCACCTGAAGGTACTTGCATTGTAGTTTGATTCATACCCATTCCTCTAGCATCCATTGAGTTAAATGAAAGAGTATCTTGTCCTCTTCTCATATCGCCCATAATACTTTCCATCATAGCTCTTTTATCAGTTGCTGATGTAGTACTTGGTTGAGGTTGAATTGGTTGAGTATATGATTCAACCACTTGTGTTTTAGGTGCACGAACTGCTTCCAAAAGGATATCTTTTAGTTCCTCTTGGATAGCTTCTCTAACTGCGTCTTTGATAAATGATTTTAATTCACTTGGTTTCATCTGTTATAAATATTGAATTTAGTAGGCTTTTAAATTGTCTCTGTCAATAATTAATTTAAGTTCATCAATTAATGTTCGATCGTTAGTTGTAAACGATAGAGGTGTCTCTATTAAAGGAATACCGGATTGATTAAATGCAACTGCTTTTCTACGAGTAACAGTAGAGCTGAAAGGTACTTCTTCTATTTTGAATATAAAACCTTGATAAGTTGAATTATCTACAGATTGTTGATTATCTGTTAATATTTTTTGAAGATTATCACTTACAGGATTTAGAGTTTGGTTTGGTTGTAAACATAATGAAAGTGCCGCGTCTAAAGAATTTAAAATAGTCACTACATTTTTTACAAAAGAAGATACTATATTTAAAGCAATTGCTAAAGTATCTAGGTCTTGTTTTCTTTTAACTAATTTAGATTCACCTAAAGAATTATAAGTTAAATTATCTGTTAAATCACCTAAATCACTTAAAAGAGCAGTAACAAAACCGGGTGCTGTGGGTAAAATTTTTACTCCACCTGAAGCTGTGGTTTTAGTTAATTTCAACCCAGTTATAGTAGATAAAGCAACATCAAAAGCAACACTAACTCCAGTATATGTAAAAATTACAGTATCTAAAAATGTACTAAATTTATTTAGAAACTCTACAATATTGTTTCGTTTGTCTATAATATTTTGTAGTGTTTGAGGATCTGGGCAAGTGCCGTCTGTTGGGATTTGTTTTAGTAAATTTTCTAAAGGTAATTTAATTAAATTCTCGTTATCTGATGTTTTTTTAATTAATAGTAAAGACAATTTTACTAAAGCTGATTTAGGATCAGAGATAGCATTTTGTATAGAAGTTATATCAATCCCAGCCATTACAGAGTTTTACTTATATTCGATTTAGTTGTAGTCTCTAATTGAACCTTTAAGGTAGTTAAATAAGTTATAAACTGACCAGCTGCTGATGCAACTGTAGAAACTGGGATATTTGTTAAAGTTGCACTTAAAAGAGATAATTGGTCTACTAATTGAGTTAAAAGAGTTATAGTAGTATCACCGTAAAGTAATGGTTGTACCGCATTAGCCCCACCTAATAACACGCTATTGGATTGAATCACTGACTGTGGTGAGTCAACATTGAAACTGTTTAAAGCATTGATATTTACAGTTTTAGTTGATGATAAAAGTAAATGATCTTCTGTAGTATTAAATACTAAACGGCCTGAGTTTAGAATAAGCTGTTTACCAGAGTACTCATTAGGTTGGGTTGGTGGATTAGAAGTATAACTAGAGTAAGAAGTACTAGAGGCTTTTAAAGGTATTTTTTGAGTACTAGTAAAATATATAGAAGTATCATCATTATTAATATCTTCTATAGTTGGAATCCATCCTTCATCTGTTTGATTACCTTGACCATTACGAATAATAGTAATAGGGTCGCCATTAGTTCCTATAGAAGACCATGTATTAGGAGTATTTTTAACAGTAGATCCTAAACGGATTGAATTACCCCACCTACCCTCAAAAATTCTATCTCCTTCAAATGGTAAGAGTGGATGTATATTCCCTCTTTCAACAAATGTTCTTCCTAAAAATATCTCAGTAGATTGATCTGTTACTCTTCTTACACTACCTAACTCTGTCTCAACATAATCTTTTTGTTGTGAGGGAGGTAATATATTAGAGTTTTGAGGAAAAGCATTATGGTGGGGATGATTCCAAATACCCACAACACTCATATAATAAGCTGTCTTAGATGAAGCAAATTCACCTATATCAGTATTTGGGAAAGAAGAGATAAATACTATCTCATTTATTAAAGGTAAATTCCTAGTAGAAGGATCATAGGGTTTAGCTGTAGGATAAGATTGGTTTGGAGATACAGGTTGGTCAACTAAAACATATTCAATTGTACCTAAACCATTCCATTCACCAAGTTCTTTCCAACGCGGATGAGTCTCATCTAATACTATGCTAACTACTCTACCTACATTTTGAACAGGAAAAGCTATAGAAAATCTAGACTTATCAAGTAAAGCCCCTAAAACACCACCTGACCTATTTGTTTTAGCCATTACTCCTCAGATTTAAACTTACTTATCTCATCAAGTAATTGTTGTTTTTCTTCGTCTGAAATTCCTAAGCCAGCATCAGTTGCTTCACTATTCATTGCACGTTGTGCTAGGGCAGCCATTTTAATTAATAGGTCATCATTTTTGATGCCCATTTCTAGGTATTCTTTAATTAAGGGAACTAAGAGAGTAGCGTCACCTATTTCTTCAATCATAGGTTTTAGTTCATTGATAAGAGCATTTATTTGCTTATCTTTTTTCTTTTGATTGTCATAGATTTCCTCTAATAAATCAGAGAATTTCTTTTTACCAAATACGGTTTTATCAAACTGGCTCATGGTTATAAATATATTTATTTAAACTCTACATAACCGTGTTCTAAATAATGTATATAGTTGGATCTAAATATACTGTATAATTGTCCTGCTATTTTAGTTATTTTTGGGGTTTTAGCGTCTATCTGTTCCCTAATGTAGATATATAATGCTTTCTTATTAAAAACGTCTATACTGTCACGTTTACGGAATAGTTCTAAAATAGCATCAGCAATTTGAGCATCTTCATCTTTAGGAAACAACTCAAAAATATTCTCAGTACAATACACTGTAAACTCATCTATATAATATGATAGTTTATCATCATGAGCATCTTGTAATGTTTCTTCAATTTGATAAGAAAATTTTTCATTCTCATCTAATCCTTCAACAGGTGCCTTATCGATTCTACGCTTGTAGTTTCGTGTGTTGGATATAATTAAATAACGTTTTGCAATTGTACCAAAGTAAGAGTATGCTTTAGATCCTTTAGTCTGATCGTATAGATGTATTTTAGAGAGAAGAAAGGTAATTACCTCATGCTGAAGATCTTCAATATTTTCTACTTCTGTATAATAGAATTTAAAGGTATGAATAATATTCTCAGTAAGTTTAAAAAATGGGTAATGAATATATCTATGATATATTCTTTCTTTTTCTAATGTATTAGTTGCTTTATTATATCTTACAATAGCATCCTCTGTTTCCTGAGTGAAGTATTGTACACCTTTTTTCTTTTTAGGGATTATTTCTTCACTCATAATTTTATGTTATAGGGTCTTAACATATCGTTTAACATTTTAAGTCGATCAAAGAAAAATCCTACTTCATCATCACTTTTAAAAGTACCTTTAGCATCAACTTCATCAATCCGCTTAATCATAAATTCTACAGTACTACCTAAACCATTAATATAGTCTTGGTATGAGATAATAGCTTCTTGTCTTTTGTTAAGTTCGTCTTCGTATCGTTCAACTTTCTTAAGAAGGTTAAAGGTCGTGAATCCTAAGATCACGACCGCAACCAAAAGTATAATAATGGTAATTATCATATACTATCTAATAGATTTTTTAATCCTTCACTTCTAACTCCACTAAGTGCTTTTTGCTTGGTGACTGAAGGAGTGTTAGTTGTTTTTTTAACTGGGGCTGTTTTAGCAGTTCCATTTTTAAACTTAGGTAACCATTCACGTTCAAACTCAATACGAGCAGCCATCATATCAGCAAAATGGAGAATATAAGGAAGTGAAGTACGCGGTTTAACCTCAGGAGTGAATCCCATAAAGTACTTCTTATTTGCTTCATCATATAAACCATCATGAGTTTGAATACCTATCATCTCATTAAAGGTATATTGAATGCCATGAGATTGAAGAAGATAAAGACCACGGTCAGGAACTGAGGCAAATGCAATTTTATCATTATGCATATAATCTTCACCTAGCTTATTTCGTCTCCATTCATCAGTTTGGGGAATATAAGCTTCATTTTCTTCATCACCCATCTTACCTAGGTCATGGTTGATTGCAGCAAAAACAAGTTCTTCCATAGTGTATGTACTTGTATCTACTCCTTCATCAGCCCATAGTTGATGTTGTTTAAGAGCACAACGTACAACACGAATAACATGTTCTACATAACCACCTGGGAAAGCATTATGGTATTCTTTTTTATGGGCAGCAGGCATTAGCATTAAGCGATCAGCGTACTGATTATAGAAGTCTAGGAGTTTTTCTTTACGAGGTGAAGAGATATGTTCTTCAATAAGTCCTAAAAATACTTCCCAATTGTTTTGGATTTGTTCTGCTGTAAGATTCATAACTTTTATTTAAAATTAGTTTTGACGTTGTACCATCATTTTAAGGTCACTGATAATATCATGTGCCTCTGCAATAAGTTTTTGGTATTGTTCTTTAGTTGTGGTTGGGCGTGTAATTAAAACACCCATAGAGGTTAACTTGCCTTCAAGTTTCTCTAGTTTTTGAACTGCTAGATCTGGATTTCTCATGTTTAATATTTTTGTTGGGTTATAATGTAATGTAGATATATGTTGGAATCAAGTTTACTTGATAAATTTCTCAACTATATCTTGGATTTGTTTTAAATGAGCACATTTCTCATACTCTTCTTTACATTCAAAGAATTTAATAGCCATAACTAAGGCAAATACTAAATTATCATCAGCAAAAGTTTTTATAGCATCTATATCTATTTTACGTTTTAAATTTAATTTAGAAGCATAAAACCACACCCTTGAATAAGTGACTAAATCGGCTATATCATCTAAACCA